ATGTCGGCGACATCGCGAAGCCGAAGTCCCCGAGTCACCCGCCAGTGGTCGTAGGTGTGCTGCGTCACACCTGCATTGGTGCGGCCGCCGGGATCGCGCGGATCGTCCACGAGGCCGCCTTCGCTCTGCAAGACGTAGGCCAGGCTCGGGGGGAAATCGTACATCATTTGACCCTCCGCAGCTTGCCGAGGAGGTCGCGCTCATCGCGGGTTAGAACCGTCTGCGCGCCGCGGTCGAAAGCTTCGTGGATGAGCGCCGCCGGGCCGAGGACGTTGACGCACGCAACCGTCATCTCCCGCACCGACTGGCGAAGCTCCCGAAGCGCGTCGAAGTGCTCTTCGGTAATCATCGGCGGACCAGGTTCTGAATGACGGCGGTGAGCGCGGCGAAGTTGGCCGCGAGTTCCTTGTCCATCGCCAGGCGCTCCTTGTCGAATTGAAGCCGCTTCTCATCGGCCACGGCCCTCTCGGCCCGGCGTTGCTCGTCGATCGTCTGGCGGCATTTTTCGGTCCAGACGTTCCACCAGATGAGGAAGCCGACGACGATCCCGAGCCCGCCGAAGTCCGAGAGCGCGTGGATGAGAGTGGCTGCGTCCGTCACCCGCCACCTCCTAGGAGTACCTGAACGAGACCATGCCGGCCCCGCCGGGCGAGCCGGGTGCGCCGCTTGTCTGCCCGGCCCCGCCACCGGCACCGTTTACCCCCGTCGTGTTGGAGTAGATGCCGTTCGGAGCCTTGTTGCTGCCGGGGCCGCCATTGGTCGCGCCGGTAGCGCCGGTCGTGTTCGCCGCGTTACCGCCCGACGCCGTTCCGCCGGAGCCGCCAGTACCCAGGTCCCCGGCAAGGCCGCCCTGTCCTGCGTTGCTCGTCATGGTGGTTATCGCCAGCGTTCCGCTGCTGGCGGTAGAATTGCTTCCGGCGTTCCCGGCGCTGTACGCAATCGTCTGCCCGCCGATGCAGGAGTAAGACGACCGCGCGTAGCCGGCCGCGCCACCCTGCCCTCCAGAGAGGTTCGTGCCTCCAGCCCCGCCGCTGCCGCCGCCGCCCCACACTTCGATGACGACTTGCGAAGCGCCGACAGGCACAGTCTCGGTTCCCACCGACGCCGTGTAAGCATGCACGACGGGCTGGAAGCCGCTGCCGAGGTTGCTCGCCGCTAGGAGAATCCCACTCACGAGAGCGCCGTCCCTGAGATGAGCCACGAGGTCGCCGTGACCTTGCGGATTTTCGCCTCGCCGTTCTGGCCGAGCGTCCGGGTTCCGGTGGTGGTGGTCCCTGACAGGGTGAGCGTGTCGGCGGTGATGGCGATGCTCAGGGCCGAAGCGTTGAGGTTGGTAATCAGGATCACCGCACCGACCGGAAAGGCGACCGAGGCGTTGGCCGGGATCGTGCAGGTCAACCCCGCGCCGTTGAAGTCGACGCCATCGCCGATGTCGCTGAGCGCCAGCGTGTAGTTGGTCGTGTGGAGGTTCTGCGGCACGCCGAGCTGGCCGATGCCGTTGGCGAGGTTGCCGGGCGTGAGGGCGCCGGTCGCGGTGATGCCGCCGTTCATGGTTACGGCGCCGGTGACGGTCAACGTCGACGAGAAGGCGCCTGTGCTGGCGCTGATCCCCGCGTTGGCGGTGAGGAGCCCCGAGGCGGTGAGCGCCGCTACTGTCGAGGCCCCGGTGACGCCGAGCGTGCCGCCGACCGTTGCGTTGCCTGTCAGCCCGAGCGTCGTTCCCGTGATGCCCGCCAGTGTCGCGCTGCCCGAGAGATTCAGCGTAGTCCCCGAGAGGCCCGCATTGGCGGTGATGAGCCCCGAAGCGGTGAGGGTCGCCACAGTGGTCGCCGCGGCAAAGCTGACAGCGCCGGTGAACGCCGCTCCCGCGAGCGGCGCATAGCTGCCGAGTTGAGACAGGGCCACGGCGTCGCTCGGGGATGTCCCGGCGACGAGGTTGTGGATTTGGGTGTTCTGCGCGTTCATCCCCGCGCCGCCGCCACTGTCGAGCAGCGCGCGGTTAAGGGCGGCGAGCAGGTAATTGAGGTCGCCCATCACTTGCGTAGCGTCGGCGGTGGTCCCGTTGGAGAGGGGGTTCGGGATCGCGAGACTGTTGGATATGGGCATGGCCTACCTCACACGTCGTTCATGTTCACCGGCTGGACCGGGACATAGAGATTGCCGATCGCCTGCCCTGCGGCGGCGGGGAACGTCACGGCCACATGTGCCTGGCGGAACACGAGCGGGTTGGGCCACTGGAGCGCGTACTCGCGAAACAGCGACACCGGCGCTCCCCACGTCCCCGAGCCCCACGCGAAGCTGTCCCATATGGAGGCCGCAGCGGCGGCTCCGTTGAAGGAGCAGGCCCCGAGCACGGACCCCCGGTCGTCGTCGACCTGCACGTTAGCGAAGTCGGCGTTGCTCAAGGACATCACGAGCGTCCCCTGCACCACCTTGTTCCAGCGCGCCGCCTGGTTGTCAGGGAGAAGCACCGTCCGGTACTGGCATTGCAGGCGCGCCCCGTTCTCGGTGTAGGTCGAGGTGAAGTCGGGAATGGCGTCGCTCTGCCATATCTGCCCGTTGACGCCATCCGGAGCGATCAGGAACGAAGCTCCCGAAATGTACGCCTGCGCCGCCCGCGCCGTGATCGTGTGCGGGCCGGTCCACACCTTCGTATTAACGTCGAGCCAATATTCGGAGGTCGGGTTGCCCGGCTGCGAGCCGTCCTGCACCGTCGCCCGATAGATGTTCTCGGAGTAAGCCGCGACGATGCGCGAGGGGTAGAGAGCGTTGAGAAACGGGATCGCCACGCCGCTGCCGTCGATATTCAGCGGCTCCGACAGCGATCCGGTGAGCGACAGGATGCGAAGCCCGTCGACCGACATAAACATGGTCCCGACGGGGGTTCCGACGATCGAACGCGGCGCGAGCGTCCCGACGGAACCCGCCACCGCATTGACCAGCAGCCCGCCGTCCGTGGTGCCCCCGCCGCCGGTCACATCGTAGCTGGTGCCGTTGACCGCGAAGTTCCCGGCCGCCGCGTCGCCCGTAACCTGGTAAAGCGTGCCGGCGCCCTTGAAGACGGTCATGGACTGCTGCACGCCGCCGGTAAGCTGCGAGCTCAGCGGAACGCCGGCCAGTGCCGTGATGTCGGTTGAATCGCCCACCAGGAGCGCCTGCGAGGCCGCCGAGACCTGCAAAGGCATTAGCGGGTCCGAATAGACCAGAAACGGCCCCGAGCCCATGTAAGCGCGGCTATTGAAGCCATACACGGTCTTCGGGATCGTCGAGATCGGGTTGGTGTTGAAATTGCCGGCACCCCATCGCGGAGCCGCTGACGTGCCGCCGGTGACATTGACGGTGACGCCATTGGCCGTCGCCGTGGCGTTGGCGCTGACGGTGATCGAGCCGCCGCCGGAGAAGTTGATCGCGACGCCGGTGGAGGTCGCGCTTGCCGCCTGGCTCAGCGTGACGCTCGATCCGGCGATGGCGGTGATGTACGTCCCCGAAGCGATTCCGGGGCCAGTGACGGTCATTCCCGGCGTCACCCCGACCACCGAGGCCAGCCCGTCGAGCGTTGTCGTGCCGTGGGTGTTGCCGGTGGTGTTGAGGCTGAACGTGCCGTTGGCGCAGGAAACCACATAGGTTCCGGCCGGGAAGTTGGCATTGGCGATAAGCTGGCCCGGCTGCACGCCTTGCAGGATCGGTGCGCTGTTGCCGACCGTCGTGTAAAGCGAGCTGATGACGTTGGAGCCGAGCGTCGTGTTGCCGAGGACGCTCTGCGAATAGCCCGAGGTGTCGATCCAGCCGAAGTAGGTTCCCGGCACGGCGCCACCGGCAAAGCCGGGGTGGGTGCAGAGGATATAGGTATTGTTGATCGCCCGCATCACTGGCGGAACCCAATCGCCGGTGGTGTTGGGCGAGAGGGGCAGGAGCGTGCTCGCCACCCCGCTGATCGGGATGAAGCTGTTCGACGAAAAATCGTAGCAGAACGGCTCGTCTTTTCCGGCGTAGGTCGGTGACGAGATCATGCCGTAGGCACGGCTCCCGACCACCACCATCTCCGAGATGACGCCGTTCGGGTTGGCAACGGGTGCGCTGGCGAAGTCGATAACCTTCACCGCCGCCGGGCGCGGAACGAACACCCCGTCGGTGTGATAGGAAAGGACGAGGTTCTGGAGCGCCAGCATCGCGCCGGGGAAGGCGTTGGTGCCGTCCCGCGCATCGCTGAGCCCCTTGGCCCGGATGATGACAGGGGTTTTTCCGCGCAGGCCCACCGTCAGAATCCGATCGTCTTGGTGTTCTTGAGCTTGCCACCGCCACGGAAGAACCGGCGGTCGAGCGTCACCCGCTGCGCGCGGGTCTCGCGGTCGTCCTTGAGGTCGAGATAGCGCCGCAGGATGCCCTGCGCGCCAGCGTCGCCATCGCCGAGGAACGTCGTGTAGCGGTCGTCGTCGGCCAGCCGCATCAGCTCGCCGGTCAAGCGGGTGATTAGATAGTCCTGGTTCGGGAACCATGGGATCACGCTCGACTGCTCGGGCGTGGAGATGTCGGGCATCTGCGAGAAGTAGCGCAACGTCACCGGCAGCACGCCGTTCGCCGGCGGCCAGACGTAGAGCGCCGGCGGCGACTGCGACATATCCGTGGCGTAGGCGGTCGGGTAAGCGTTGAAGCCCGCGATCTGCGGGTAGCGGTCGAACTCGGCTAGGTCGATAGACACCAGCGGGTAGGGAACACCGCCGAGCGTGTAGAAGAGGTCGTCCTTGAGCGCCCGAAGGTAGTCGCTCGGGAGGCCGTATGGCCCCGAGTTGTTGCTCAAGTTGATGGTGGTGACCTTCTTCGCGATGTCGAAGTCGTAGGTCTGGCAGAGGTCCGAAAGTATCATGTTCAGGAGCTGCCCGGCTTGGGTCGTGAAGCCGGGCACACCTGCGGCCTGTGTCGCAAGCGAAACGATCTGCGTCGCCTGCAACGGCATGACCTATCCCCCGCCGATGATCGCGTCGCACTCCGCGATCTGCTCTTCGGCCTTGGCGATTTCCTCGTTGTACCGGCCGATGGAGACGGCGATGTTATCGCGCGCCTGCTGGCGGTCGGCCGCGGCCTTGGCCTTCTGCTCGGAAAGCTGCTCGTTCTCGCGCCGGATCGCGTTGACAGCCGCCGCGTCAGCGCCAACCGGCTTCGCCCTACCCTTGGCGTTGGCCGCGTCGAGCAGCGAAGCCGTGCGCTGGACGTTGGCGGCGATGGCTGAGTTGATCGCCTCCTGATTCTTTTCGAAGTCGGATTCGAGCCGGGCGAGGTCTTCGTGAAGCTGGCGCCGCGTGCGGTCCATCTTCTCGACTTCTTTCACCAGGTCGCGCTTGCGATAGAACGACTTCTGGCGGTCGATTACGGCCATCGCCTTGTCGATCTTCGCGTGGATCGAAGGAAGGTCTTCCTCGCTGTCGGCAAAGCACTGGACGGTAATCTGCTTCTCGTCGCCAAGGTTGGCGAGGATCGAGTAGCCAAGAGCCGGCGCGACCGGGGCTTCGGCGGCCGGGCTCACGATGCCACCTTGTCGCTGAGCACGGGCTCATTCTTGCGGCGGTAGAAGTTTGCGAGGTCTTTCCCGTCGAGGTTCGACTGGTGAAGGTGGCCCCGATACATGATGTCGCGCATCGTGTCATAGACGTGGCGCGGCACATCGTAGGTGTAGCCGTGGAAATATTCCTGGCCGTTGACGCGGAGGCGGTCGGCGAACTCGGCGCAGTCGATCGTGACCTTCACCGCCTCGTCGAGATCGACCTTGCCGGTGCGCTTGCCTTCCTCGCGGCGAAGAGCTTCCATCTCCTCGCGGATGATGCGCTCTTTCTCCGCGTCGTGGAGCGCCTTCTGCACCCGCTCGCGAGCGACGCGCTTGGCTTCGGATATCTCCTTGTCGGAGAGGATCGAAAGGCTTTCTTCGGCTTCATCACGAGGTTCGTCGGCGGGGGTGCCGTCTCCGAACAGTTCGTCCTTGGGGTCGGACATGCTTGCACCTGTGGTTTATCGGGCGGGATTGCCCGCGCTCACAATGACATGAAAGGGGCAAAGTGTGAAGCGCGGTAAACTAGCGGAGCGAGTTTCCCCGCCCCGCTAGTCCCCAAGGAGCCTACTAGCCGAAGGCGTAGGCTGTGGCCGATGACTCGATGCGCGTCATGAACGCGACATTGAGCAAGATCGTCGAGTACATGAGCTTCCAGCTCAGCACCCGAATCTGGTTCATCGGGTCGCTCTTGTCCGCGTCCTTGAGGAGCGCGAACTTGGCGTTGTCGAGCTTGACCTGTCCGTAGGCGCCGCGCCCGAACACATAGGTCGGGAACACGTTGACGCCGGTGGCCGGAGCCGCCGGAGGGGTCTGAGCAACGCCGGTGCCGGTGAGCACGACCGTCTGGCCCGGAGCGAGCTGCGTGGCATTGCCAGACAGCGGGCCGTAGGTCGGACCGGCGGCAGTAAGCGCGAGGTTCGCCGGGCTCGAAGTCGTACCGATGTACACGTTGAACGTGAAGCCGGGCAGCGCCGGGAGGATGACCGAGATCGACCCGTTTGGGCCGGTGACGGCGATCGAGCCCGACACCTGATAGACGCGGCTCTCGTACTGGTTCTGCGTGTCCGACGCCGTGACCTGGACGAAGTAGCCGCCGGTCGCGAGGCTTCCGGCCGTGCCGGCGGTGCCGGTGATGGCGGCAACGCCGGTCCACGACGGGACCATGTTGCTCTCGCAGAAGCGCATACCACGCCACTCGCCGACTTCGAAGTTGTAGAGCCGGTTGATGTCGCTGTACTGCCACGCCGTCTTCACGTCCGACGCATTGGCGAAGTCCGCGATGATGAATGGGTGGCAGATTGCAGCGTAGTGCGGCATCAGGCGCGGATTGTTCGACGCCCGGCCACCGCCCTGATCTACATCCTTGTCGGTGTCCGTCTGCTCGTCGCCGAGGAAGCGAGGGGCCCCGGCGTTGACCATCAGCGCCACCGTGCGGTTGACCGTCGCGGTGTCGAGGATGTCGCCGGCAACCAGCGCTGCACGCGAGCCGCGGCTGTTGACGAAGTTGACCTGCGTACCCGCATTGAGCGTATTGAAGGTGTTGCGCTCCAGGGTCTCCGACATCTGGAGGGCCATCAACTCGTTGGCCTTCGCGACCAGCGGGTGCTTGATGGTCATTTCCGCAACGTCGGTGATCTTCACGATGTCGCCCCACTGCTGGCAGGTCGCGGAGACCTGTTGCAGCGTCAGGCTTTCGCCCTGCGTAGGCGGGACGCCTTCGGTGAGCGCCTGGAAAGGCAAAGGGAGCCGGTTGAACCGGGTCGCGGTGTAGGTGGTGCCGCGCCCCTTATCGAGCTCCAACGGGTCGCCGAAGCGGTAAGCCACCAACTGCTTGCGAGCGAGCGGCAGAACTTTGTCGGCGATAAAGCTCTCGATGTCAGCCGAGAACTGTCCAGCAGTGTTTGTACCAGCCATTTTTGGTCCCCTGCGAACGGGGACCAAGGGCACCCGGCCGCGCTAGAAGGTGTAGTCCTCCAACCTCTTGTCGCGTGCGGACCTGTCGCTCGTGTCCCTGCCCGACCTTGGAGCGTCAGACGCCCCACCTGCGGGCCGAGTGCGCTCCCGATCTAGGTTCGCCGCGGCCTTTTTCGTCGCGCGTTCCCTCGCCTTTGGAGCCTTATCGAGAACCTGGTTCCCGATGAGATAGGCAGCGAGAGTCTGACGCGGCACGTTCACGTTGCCCTCGCGGAGTTTTCGAAGCTCGGCTTCCACCTGGTCCTTCACCTTCGCCAGCGCCGGGTTGGCAGCGCAGGCTTCGGCAAATTCTGCTCGATCGGTGCTGTCGGCGATCTGCCGGTTGAGCGCATCGAGCCTCTGGTTGGTCCTCGTTTCGACCGTCCGGGCGAGGTATTCAGCGCGTTCCACCGGGTCCATGCGCTCAAGGCGCTCACGTTCCTGGCGTTCCGCTTCCGCTTGGGTGGTGCGAGTTTGGCCGCTGCGAATTTCTTCGATCTGCCGCTGTAGGGCGGCTTCCCGTTCGCGGGCTTCCCGCACTTCCCGGTCCAGCGTCTCGATGCGAGCTTGCGCTCGGGAGGGCCTTCGCGCCGGCTCCGCTTCGACTTCCCCTTCGGGCTCTTCGCCTAGCGGGACTTCCTCTTCGGGTTCTTCGCCCTCGGGGGCTTCCTGCTCTTCAAAGTTTTCGTCGAGTTCGTCGAAAGCGTCGTCGGTGTCTTCCGGGTCCATTTGCGGTTCCTAGCCGATAGCGTCGGCAAGACGGTCGTGGTGAGGTACGGCCACCAGTCGAGGTGTGGTGGGAAGCTAACACAACGGGGCGCTGTGTCAAGCGCGGTAAGAATCACTCCTTGCGCGGCATAACCGGAGAGCCGGCGCGGGCCATCTGGTCGGGGTGAATCATCCCCGGAGGCGAAGGCTGCGACTGCGGCGACCGGACCTGTCCGCCCATCTGAGGACCACCGGGGCCGCCCTGCGGCGCCGACTGGAGCTTCGCCGCTTGCTGCGCCGCCTTGGCCTGCGCCTGCTGCTGGTGTTGCCAGATGTGCTTGCGGATCGTCCCGTGGGGATCGCCGCCCTGCATCGCCATCATATGCACCTGGAGATGCTGCGCGTCATTGTCGTAGGGATGAACCGGCGTGTCGAAGCCGTGCAGCATCATGTCGTCTTCCACCTGAGGGTCGACCGATATCATGTCCTCCTGGCTGAACACCTCGGGCGCGAGCAGTGGCCCGAACAGGTTCTCGACCATCTGGCTGATGATCGGAGCGAGGTTGAGCTTGTAGCCGGGGTATGCCTGCGGCGGGATGCCGCGCAGCACGTTGACGCCGGAAATCTGCTGCTGAAGCTTGGCGGCCGTCTTCGCCGCCTCGACCCCGAACCAGCGGAACTCCACCTTGCGGTCGACCTGCTGCGGCTCCAGCTCCTCCATTTTCGCCTTCTGGCCGACAGGACCGAGCGTGCGGAGGAGCAGCGCCTCGTCGCGGAACTGGTGGTCGAACTCAAGGATGAGCGTCAGGAGCGGCGACAATATGCCCTGCTCAAGCACGAGCACCGCGTCGGCGGTGGTGAGCAGGTCGACCATCTGCTCCTGCGCCACCTCGGCCTGGTTCATCTTCCGGTTCTTTCCGGTGGTGCCGGGGATCATCGACGGGTTGACGGAGAGCGTCTGGAATATCTGTGAACGAATTTCGAGAACGCGCTCGATGCCGTCCTTCCACATGTTGGGAAACTTGGCGAACTGCGTGTCGTTCGGCGAGGTCTCCCAAATCGCCAGCGGCGCCATCACCAGGCTTCCGATCCTCGGATTCTTGAGCGGGTCCGTCATGGTGATTGGAAGCATCGAGAAGTGCCCGCTGTCGGCCGCTTCGTTCACGGTGTCGTTGGCGAGGATGTGGAAGTCGAGCACCGCGGATACCGGGGACTTGCCCTTGAACACCCCGCTCGTCTTGTCGACCGCGCAGGACAGGAGCGGCACGCGGTCGCACCAGTAGGGGTTGCGCTTGACCGACAGGAAGATTTTCTCTCCCGCCCACAGGATGCGGCAGGTGCGGCGCTCGCCGTCGACCTTGAGCTTGCACCAGACCTCGTAAACTACTGCGATCTTCGAGCCGCGCTGGATCTTCACCCCGGCCGCTTCGCCCTGCGATTTCGGAACGTCGGCGCTGTTGGTCTTCTCCAGCGAGCTCATGGTTTCGAGCAGCGCCTCGGCGGCCTTGGGATCAATGTCCTTGTCGGCCTTCCGGCGCTCGATCTCGCCCTTCGTCCAGCGGCGGATGATGGCGACCCCGCCGCCGTTCTCCAGCGCCTGCTCGATCGTCTGCGAGGTGGCCGGGAAGATCACCACGTCGGCGTCGGACAGCACTTCGACGCTCGGCCCGCTGTCGACGACTTCCTGCTCCTCCTCCATGTCGTCAACAGGCTCGGCGATGTCCTCTGGCACTTCCTCGCCGTCGGCCTCGACCGGCGACTTGACGCGACTGGTGACGTGGCGGGTGTGCTTCTCCCAACTGACGTAGAGGTTGTACTGGCCTTCGAGGTCGCCGTTGATGATGAGCGGGTCGACCACGTTCGTCTTGAGCTTCAACCGGCGGATGTAATGCTCAAGCAGGCTGATCGTCGCATAGGGTGTGTCTTCGGAGCCGACTGCCTCGATGTGCTTCTGGTTCTCGGGGAATAGCTGGCCCGAGAAGCGGGTCTGCCGGGCGAACACCGCGTCGCGGACGAACGGCGTGCAAATGGTGCTGTTGCCGTGGTAGAACTGACGGTCGGAAAGGGTTGTGTTGAAGGCGTCCCAATGGTCGAGCGACGACTCGTTGCGCTCGTTCTGAGCTTCGAACGCCTTACGGGCGCTCTCGCACACCTTGATCGCCTGCTCCCTGATCTTCTCGCGCTTCGAAAGGTCGGCGTCCCGGTTCGAAACTTCACTGTCGCGCGCCATGGCTTATCTCCTCGCCGACAAATATCGGCGCCCTGTAGCGGTAGTATCATACCGGAGCTCGCTGCGGTCATCCATGACCACGTCGCTGAGAGCGAGTCCGAGAAAGCTTTCAATCGCTTCGATGACGACCTTGTAGGGTCCGTCCTCGGCCTTGGCTTCGAGCACCCCCTGTTTGCTGAGATACTTGCAATAGCCGCCTGCCAACCCGTTCAGCGTCCACGTCGCGGCGCTCGATATGCGGATGGACGGGAAGCCCTTTCGCTTGCGCGCCAGGAGATCCGACAGCTTGGCCGTGCCCTGCTCGATGCCGCCGCCCTGCTGCGCCTCCATCGGCATCCGGCTTACCATCTGAGCGACACCGCCGTTGGTGTACTTGATGAAATGGATAGGAGGCAGCACCGCGACCGCAATCGGCCCGACTTCGAGCCGCGCTTCGGAAACGATGGTCGAGACGAGCTCGGGCGGCCGGCCCTCGTAGAACCAGTCGGCGAGAACATAGAGCACGCCGTCCCCCCACTGCACGACAGCCCCGCCAAGGCCGCCGGGCATCGCGTGCAGGAGCAGCCACGGCTTCATGCCGGCAACCTTCCGCAACCCTTCGACGATGTGCTCGTGGTTGAAATTTTCGTGGATAGGGGCGCCGGGTTTCAGCTTGAGCGCATAAGCGAGCGCGTTGGGCACGTCGATCCGGCCGGTCGGGAAGCTCAGGAGTTGGTCGCGAAGGTCGGGCAACTCCTTGACGAACTCGACCTGCTTGGCCCGGAAATAAGGCTGCAAGCCGCCGATGAAGTCGAGCTTGCCCTTCGGGGCCCGCATCGCGCGGAACGGGATCGAGAGGCCGCGCTTGACCTGCTCGTTGCGGATCGGCTGGAGCAGGAACTCGTTGAGGCCATCCTCCTCGACCCCTATCCACACCGGCGGCAGGTCGGTGGTGGTCGCACACTCGAAGATGGCGTCGACGATTCCATCGGGGAGAAGCTGGCGGCCCCACGCATCCCACACCACCAGCTTGTTGCCGATCCACGACCAGCTCGCATAGCCAGTCGTCGCCGACTTGGCGCCGGTGGTGCGGGCAGGGTCGAACATCGCATAGACCGCCTGCCACGTCCGGGGCCGCGCCTCGATGCGGATTTCCTCTTCGCGGAAGGTGCGCGACCGGACGCTCTTCGTCAGGCACATGTACTCGCGCTCGAAGTCGGCGAAGAGACCTTGCTTCATAAACGTGTCGCGAAGCTCGTCGACGGCCGACAACGGGAATCGGTCGGGCCACGTCGCCATGCGTTCGGCGGTGTCGGGGTCGATATATTCTATCGGGAATATCTTGTGCTGCCAGCCGGGCGCGCTCAACAGCCGCACCGCCAGCGCGTCATTGTCGAGCGGGGTGGCGGCGACGCGGACGAACGCCGACGGGTCGCAGGCGGGCAGGAGGTCGGCGAAGAACCATCGCCGGGTCTTCTCGCGCCGGTCCTTGTCGACCACGCTCTCGGCGGTCTCCACGTCGTCGCAGAAGATCGCGTCTGGGCGGATGTCCTCGAACTTGATCCCGCGGAGCGCCTGCCCGCGCCCGAGCGCCTTGATGCGCGCGCCGTTGGAAAGCACGAGCTCGCCATCGGCCCAGGTTGGGCCTCGAAGATCGCCGAACACCGTCGCCAGGTTCTCGTTGGTCTCGATTTCCTTCTTGATCGCATGGACGCGCTCGCAGGACCGCTCGAAGGTCTCGCCGATGACCAGTGCGTTCTTGAACTCGCGGAATCCCGCGCGGATCGTCACCGCCTCCTCGGCGATGGTCGACTTGGCGCTGCCGCGGAACGCCATGTCGATCGAGCGGCGAACGGTGGTGTCGTGCCAGTCGAGGATCATCTGGCGATGAAAGTCCTCGGTGCGGTTGGTATGCCGGTGTGGGAACAGCACTTCGTGAGCGAGGATTCGGTCGCGATAGAGCCGGGCGAACAGCTCCTCGTGAGCGTCCTGTTTCACGGCTAGTTCAGCCGGATAGGCGGGGTTTCCGCGAGCGCCCTGCGATACTCGTCGGCGACGCTGAGAATGACATTGGAAGCGTTATCGGGGTCGATATGGTTGAGCGCCACCTCGGCCCGGTCCCCGTAGCTGAGCACGAGCGCAAAGCCCTCCACCCCCGGAAGCGAGGACAGCACCGCGTTAATGCGGTCGAGGCTGTCGGCGTCGATCATTTCTTCCGCCGATATTCCTTCGCCGCCTTGACGGGCATAGGCTTCTTGCCCTCGCGCTTGAGCTTTTCGCGGCCCTTCGGGTCGGCGCTCATCGCCGCGAACCGGCGCTGCTTCTCGCTCTTTGCGGGCATCAGACTTCCTCGCTTTCGAAGCTGTCGCGGACGAACGTGTTGAACGCCCTTCCGACCGACGGCGACGACACCAGGAGGTTGTAGGTCTTCGGGTCGACCCCCCGGTACAGCCACTCGCTGCCGTCGGTGAACGTCACGGTAAGGTCGCCGCTGTCGTGGTCGTAGCTGGTGGCCGCGATGTGCGACGAGCGATGTGACCTTTCCTCGACCGCCACGGCTACGCGCCGTCGGAATCGTCGCCGGCGGCAGGCGCGTTGGGATCGAGCGCTTCACCTTCGGCGGCAGGCTCGGCAGGCGCAGGTTCCCCTGCACTCGTCTCCGTGACCTGAGCCGAGGATGCTTCGACATCGCCTGCCTCGCCCACGGCCGCCGATGCTTCGGCCGTAACCGCTCTCCCGAGCTGAGTCAGCGCCGAAAGCTCCATGTCGGACGGCTCGCGGCCGCCGAGCACGAGGCCGGTGACCCCGGCGTTGAAATCTCCAAGCACTCCGGAGTTGACAGGCGAGCCGACGGCCAGCGCCGTCTGCACGTTGCACAGCACGGTGTGAAGCAGCGTAAGGGTGCGGAAGCTCATCGGTTAACCTTTCAGTTGGGCCATCAGGCCGTTGATGGTGGCGTCGAGGTTCGACCACTCGGCGTCGGTCGGGCCGCGGTTCTCGGCCTCCATCGCCGCCAGCGCCGCCCTGCCGTTCCGGATGATCGCCTCGACATCGCCGCCGACCTGGATGGCCGTGGGGATGAGGGTGAGAAGCTTTTCGATGAACAGGAAGACTTCGGGCATGTCACTTCCCCAAGGTTGCGGAGAGCGCGGCGAAAGCCTCGACATCGCTCTGAGCCTGCAACGCCGCAGTCGTCAGCGCGCCTGCGTCGCTTCCGGATCGAACCGCGGCCTCGGCAGTGCTCAGGCTCGCCCGAGCGGCACGAGCCGCCGCCGTCACCCGGACAACCGTCGCCGGGTCGGAGCAGGGAAACGCCTGCGCCGCCGAGCAGGCAGGCAGAGCCTCGTAGGCCACCGCCACCGGCAGCGCCGCGGCGAAGGCGCTCTCGGCCTGATAGACCGTTCGCTGCGCACTGACACTCGGGGAGCCTGTCAGCGTGGCGCAAGCCGCAAGGGCGAGCGCCCCACCAAACGACAGGATAGCGGCCTTGAAGACCAGGGCAGGCTTCGAGGACGTTGAGGGAATCCCGCTCATAGGGTCGATCCTCCGGCATCCGGCTCCTGCCCGGCCGGGGATGGCGTCTCGACCGGAGCAGGAGCCGGCACCCCTGCGGCGGCAACTTCTGGCGAAGGTCCGGGAGGTGCCGCAGAGATGGTTGGGTGAAGCGAGCCAAGCTCGGACTGAGCGACCGCGAGGGCGGTGCCGGTCATGTGGGCGACGAGAAGCGGATCGGCGCCCTGCCGGCGAAGTTCGGCGGCCTGCGCGAGCAACTGCTCAAGCGCGCTGACGTTCAGCCCCGATACCAGCGCGGAGAGCAGCCGGTTCTTCTGGATGAACGACCACGCCAGCGTCGCGCCGAAGACGGCGATGGCGGCGGCTAGGTTCGAAACCAGGTCGCCACCGGCCTCGAAGCCGCGTGCGACCAGCAGCCCCGAGATCACGGTCAGCAAGTGACGGATCAGCGAGCTTGCTCCGAGCGTGAATTGGTCCTGGGTCACGGCCGTCCCCCGAATGGGCTTGAGGAGCAATGTGTCTCACGCGGTAAGGCTCGCGTCAAGGGGTCGGCTAAGTGGTTGTTAGGCTTGGAAAATTACAAAATTGGCGCGGTTTTGGGGTTAGGGGCGTATTTTCGTGTCGATACCTCCCCGGCCCCAAGGCCCCAAGGTTGGCAAGCAATCCCTCCCCGGAGGCTCGGCAGCTCGAAGGGGCGGCGGTCTCGGAGGCTCGGCGGCCTGGTAGGGGCCGGGCCTGGGCCGATCTATTGCTGTTATACCTATTGGACCAATGCGCGTGTGTAGCGGGTGGATAGGATTGACGGCTTTTTAGGCTGTTAGGGCCTGAGCGCCCTATGCACCTCATCACCTGCAACCCGCGGAACTGCACGGCCGCGGAAGGCGGGCGAGCCTGAGAACCGAGTGACTGAAGCTGCAATCAAAGGGACACCTCCAATGGGTCCCTTGATCCGCGCCATGCCCTATGCACGCACATAACGCATAGCGCGACGGCTAAAGCCGTTTCGCGTGCCCTATGCGCGCGTGGAGCACTGTGGTATACGCGGGAGCAATCAAAAGGAGAACCGACGTGGATAAGGATTGGCTCGAAGCATTCGAACACAATGCAATGACCTGGTTGATGGGCCCGGCGCGCAAAGCCCGTGGCCGGGCGATCGACGTTCGCCGCTACCTCACAGACCGCCGACTGGAGCAAACGGCGCTAGGCGAATCGCAACGCGCAGCGCTTGATCTCGCCGAAAAGCTGATCGCTCTAATTCCCGAATGAAATCAACTGTTAGACGTTTTAATTTGCTTTGGGGAGCAGATAAGCGGATATCGAGGACACAGTGATTCGCGCGGCAATGCCGAGTCGCTCGTTATACCGAAGGAGGCTTTGAACATGACGACAAGCCCGCGAATGCTTGAAGATTTGAAATCCGCCGGCCATTGTTTCGCGGCTGGTGCAGTTGCCGCTTCCCTCGGCGGCGCCCGTTTCTACGGCCATCACTCAGGCGCACGCTCGACGCGCGACGCCGATGAAGCTGAGTTCTTCCGCGGCTTTGACGCGGTGAAAGCGCCGGTGCGCGATGACGACTTCGACAGTAAAGCCATGCTCGATACCGACGACGAACCCCGGTGCTGCAATCCGAACGGTCACAGTTGGGTCTGTTCGGGCACCGCCTATGGTGGGGATGACGACAGCTACTACGGGGAAGGCCGCTGCTATTGCGAGTATTGCGGCGCTGACGGCGACGCATGAGCGCCCCGATCCCCGCCACGCATCTTCGCGCCATATTGCACCGCAAGCCCGAGACCTTGGCTGGCCGCATGGCGCGCGAAGCTGCGGCTGAGCCCGGAGTTGGCGGCGGCTGGTGGCTGTGCCTCCTCGCCGTCGCGTCCGCCGCGATTGGTTTCATTCTCGCAACCGGAGGGAAGTTCTAATGTCCTTTAGCGCTATCGAAATTAGCATCTGCGTCGAATGTTTGCAGTTTCTCGCCAACGGTCCGGATGCGATTGATCCGACGAAAGCGGCGGAGATTGCAGCGGCCGTCCAGCGCGAAGGTGGCCACGTCGTCGTCGCCTGCAAAGCTGATTGCGAAGGCCCGTTTAGCTGGAGTCCCTGCGGCCTGTGCGGCGACACGCTAGGCGGCGAGCGCCACACAGCCGCGGTCCTCCCCAAATCGCACGCTACCGCGCGCGCAGCCCCAGGCTTCGAAGAGCACGACGAGGATCGACCATACTGACGCGCTCTGAGGGGCGCGCCCGTGCCGTGCGAAGACACGACATGCGCCCTTCTAACCGCATCAGCGCAACGCAGCATCGTGCGGAAGAAGGAGGCAATCCGTGACCAAGAAAGATTATATCGCGATCGCCGCGGCGCTTCATCGCAGCCGCATGGCGAAGAGTCTCGAAAGGAACGCGACCAAGCGGGCCGCCGCCGTCGACGGTGTGCGGCTGGTGGCGATTGACCTATCCGCCACATTGGCGGCCGACAATCCCCGCTTCGATCGCAAGCGGTTCCTCGCCGCGTGCGGAGTCGAGCGGTGAAAGGCGCCCGCCGCATTACGAAGCGCCGGTTCTACGATCTCGGCGGCTTCGCCAACTCGAAGCTGTTTCGCAAAGCCGACAAGTTCGGCCGCTGGATGCACTTTGAGTTGATCGACTGACATGGCTCCTAACCTGGCGGGCGCCTTGGAGGAACGCCCGCCTAGCTAGAAGCTGAGAAGGAGGACGAAGCGATGTTCGATCTAAGCAAGCCCGGCGTTGCCGTGCAGCCGGACCATACCTTTGGCGGCGGTTGGGCGTGGCCGCTCAACAAAGCCGGCCGGGACGCATTGTTCGGCTTCTTCGGCGAGCCTCCGGCCCCGATCGCGCCTCTTGGCGATAGGCCAGCCTACATCGTCGAACCCAACGAGAGCGGCGACCTTGCCGAATATCTCCGCGGCGAAGGCGTGGCGTGGAAAGTAGTTGCCTAGACTATCATCCTGAGCAGTGACCAGGCGGCGAGCCCTGTCGAGTATAGCAGGGCTCCCGTCGCATACACGAACAGCACGGCCGCGACCGCGGCGAATATCCAGGCCAGCGGAATGAACGGCGCGGCGATGATGCCGCGGACAATTCGCTGGCGCCGGCCGAGCTCTGCATAAGGTTTCATTTTGCAACCTCTTCCGTGAGTCGTTGCCTCTATACCCCTCCCGTCATCATCCAGGCAAATTCCCGAGCGCGGCAATGTTATACCGCGCGTCAATTAGTGCTTGCGCGAATCACTTGAAAAGCAGAGGGTAGAGTCGTGACCGATTCGCGAAAAGAGCGCTGATGCAATGGGCGTACTACAACGAGCACGACACGTTCGCCGCGGCATGGCTCCGAGAGCTGATCGTCGACGGCCTCATTGCGTCCGGCGAGGTCGACGAGCGGAGCATCGAGGATGTTGAGCCTCGTGACCTTGGAGGATTTGTTCAGTGTCACTTCTTCGCCGGAATCGGCGTATGGAGCCTCGCCCTGCGACAAGCCGGATGGCCTGACGACCGGCCGATCTGGACAGGCAGTTGCCCATGCCAACCTTTCAGCGCGGCAGGCAAAGGCGGCGGGTTTGATGACGAGCGGCACCTATGGCCCGCGTTCCATTGGCTTATTGGACAATGCGCTCCTGAACTCGTCCTTGGCGAGCAGGTTGCATCGAAAGACGGCCTTGCTTGGCTCGACCTTGTATCGGCTGACCTGGAAGCGTCGGGCTACGCCTTCGGGGCGGCAGATACCTGCGCTGCGGGCTTCGGCGCTCCGCACATCAGGCAGCGGCTCTACTGGATGGCCGACGCCTCACGAGAACGCGACCACGGGAGCCGGATCGCAAGGCCGCGACGGTGGGTTGAACATCCAGACGGCGGTGCATCTGGCGGCTTGGCCGACTCCGATGGCCGGGACTCCGGCTCAGAAGGGCTACAACGAAGCCGGGAACAACGACAGCAGCCGCAAGACGGTGGCGCTGGCGGGATGGGCCTCTCCGACAGTCGGCAACGCGGACGGCTCTCAGGCGGCGAAGGAGGCGAGCCTTACAGGCAAACGGCCGGATGGATCGAAGGCGACCGTGTCGCTCAATATGCAGGCGCAAGCAGTCGGCCCGGCCCGATTAACGGCCTCTGGCAAGATGCTGACTGGCTCTGCTGCACGGATGGAAAGTGGAGGCCAGTTGCACCCGGAACATTCCCTCTGGCTCCAACTGGGACCGTTCGCAACCGCGTGGGCACGCTGCGCGGAGCGGGTAACGCGATCAACCTCGCGCAAGCGCAAGGCTTCATCGAAGCCGTGATGGAGACTCTATGATCCCCTCGCACATCGTCCTCGCCGTCGACCCAGGCAAGACCGGAGCGATTGCCGCTTTTCAGGACGGCAAGCTGTGCGCGGTCCACGATCCGATCGACGGCTCGCTCACCCGGCGCTTCGCCGACCTGTTGCTCGACTGCCTCGACTTCCGCCACCGCGTCACGGTGGTGATCGAGAAGGTGAACGGCGTTCCCGGCCAGTCAGGTCCGGGGAGCTTCAACTTCGGCAAGGGCTTCGGCGAACTGATCGGCGTGTGCGTCGGGCTCGGCGTCATCCCGGTGCTGATCCCGCCCGCGACCTGGAAGTGGAAGATGAATCTGCGCGGCGTCGGCAAGAAGGCAAGCCTCGAAATGGCACGCGGCCTGTGGCCGGTCGAAGACTGGTTCCGGCGCGTCAAGGACGACGGCAGGGCCGAAGCGGCGCTGCTCGGGATTTACTGGTTCAGGGAATACGGAGCGAAGCAATGACACACTTGAAAGACTGGGCTTCGATTGAAGTGTGCGATTCCGATATGTGCCGCGTGCTCACCGAGGTGCTTTGCTCTTTCGGCGTCTTTACCGAGCTGCGCGTGCGCGGGGTCGAAAGCCTGTCGAGTGGGGGCTTTCGGGTTAACCTGTGCCCTGCCGAGCGCCAGCCGAAAGCGGCCAAGAAATGAACGGCCACCGCACCTACATCGACCCGGCGCGCACGAGTCCTGTGCGCTGTGTGGAGCGGATCGCGCCCAAGCGCGGCCATCGCAGCTTCATCGCTCCCATGGGGAGCCGGAGGGCCGCTGTCGGCCGGATCGTGGCATGAACCCCGTCGAGGAGCTTTTGCGCGGGCACATCCGAGACTGTCGCGAGAAGATCGCAGCCGCGGTTGCGAGCGTCGACGCGCTGGAATCGCTGATGAAGCGGCTCGACGCGCCGCCACCGCAGCCACTGCCTCAGGTTCACAAGCTCAACGGCTGGAGCGCGGAGGAGGACACGCTGCTTCGCGAGCATTACGCTATCCTCGGGCCCGCAGCGTGCCAGAAGCTGCTGCCCCATCGCAGCGCGATGGCGATCCGCACGCACGCCTCCCGAGTGTTGAACATCGCCCGGCTTCCCGCGGCCCAAAGGCTGTGGTGCTCGCAATGCGAGACGAAAGTGACGCAGGGCCAGGTCGCCTCTTGTCCAAGCAGCTTTTGCGCCGGAAAACAGGCGGTGATCGAGGGAGCAACCCATGACAGACCGTAACCAAAGCCTGCTTGCGCTTGCTGCGCGCTGCGAGAAGGCGACGGGTGCCGAACAGTATATGCTGTGTGCCGAAGAGGACAACCCACAATGAGCAAGCCCTGCAAGCCATATGAGCACCAGTGGTGCCATGCCCCAACGGTCTGTTATTTCCGGTGCGACCGATGTGGGGAGCGGGTTGAGTATGCCGACCCGCGATACGAAGCTCTTGAAGCACTGCATCACGATGTGATTGCGCGCGAAAAGTCGCATCCCAATGACCGCGCGTGAGACAGGGGCAGTTGAGGTGCGGTGCGCCCATCTGATGCACCTTCCATCCGGTAAGTGTCTCGGTTGCGGAGAGCAACATCAGCCATTACCCGACTACAAGCCGGGAGACGACGAGACTTATCTGGCCGACGACAGCCACCCGACACCCGCAACGGTTGAGCTTGATGCTGCCACGCCTTCGCAGATTAAGCGGGCCAATGCGGCCGTCGAAGCGAACCTGAATGACGACGGTTCTCCCAAGTTCGATAGCGCACAAGGCTACGCCTGCGCCCTCACAGCAATCATTCAATCCGACTCCCGCCCCCAACCCACACCCGCAACAGGGGAGATTGTGGAGAGGGTCAGCGAGACGATTTATGACTTCCTCGACGAGCGTTTTCCCGATGACGCGATGCCGGGAGGAAAGCAGCTTTTCGCCGACGACCATCTGGATGCCAAGTTCAAGCACGAGGCCGGATGCGATGAAATGGCGAAAGCCATTCTCGAAAAGAGCGGCATTGTCGCCCTCCTCGAACAGCAAGCCGCGACCATCGCGGAGTTGCGAGAGGCGTGGGCTTATTTCGTTTCGCGCGAACGAAGAATCAAGATTGACATTGGGTCGGCCCACAAAGCGCGTGGTGCCGCCGCTTCAGACTTCATGCGCGAAGACGATGCAGACTTTCGGCGAGAGCTTGAGGCGGCGTTCAACCGTCTCCGCGCCACCCTCGAACGGACAGCACGGCAATGACCGCGCCCTTCCCCGCCTGATGCTCCTCGACCTTCCCTACCAGCACGAAGGCGCGGCGTTCCTCGCCGCGATGCCTCGCGCGGGGCTGTTCGACGAGCCGGGCCTGGGCAAGACCGCGCAGGCGATCATGGCGCTCGACCAGAACGGCCTTGAGCGCGGCGTAATCGTGGCGCCGGCGAGCGTTTGCGACGTTTGGGTGTCCGAGTGCCGAAAGTTCAGCAAAGCGCCCAGGCGGCTTCTGAGAGGCCGCAGGAGCGACGATCTCAACCTCTGGCTGCGCTACCGCAGCGACATTCTGATCTGCTCTTACGAGATGGCGACCAAGTGGCACCGCGAGCTCGAAAAGGATTTCCGCGAGTTCACCATTTGGGACGAGTCGCACTACCTCAAGAGCAACACGGCAAGGCGGACCCGCTCTGCCTTCGGCCACCAGTGCGACGGCAAGTTCGGGTACGGCAAGTGGGGCGCCTACGCCTGGTTGCTGACGGGCACGCCGATGAGCAACACCCCGCTCGACATCTGGACCTGGCTGAGGTTCGTGGGCGGGACGCAGCTCACCTATCGCCAGTTCACCGCGCGCTATTTCATCGAGATCCCCGGCGCCTTCGCCAGCCAGTACCGGCCGCGCAAGGAAACGATCCCCGAGCTCCGCGCGATCATCCGCAAGTACAGCATCCGGCGCACCTTGAAGGATGTCGGCCTCCAGCTTCCCGAAATGTGGATCACCACGCAGGAGGTCGACGGCGACACGTCGGCCGTCCGCGCTCTGCTCGCCGAGCATGACGGGCTCGACGCCGCGGTGCGCGCGGCCGTCGAGAAAGGCGGCCTGTCGTTCCTCGAAGCCGGCCACATCGCCACGCTTCGGCGGCTGGTCGGCGAGGCCAAGGCGCCGGTGTTCGCCCGCCAGCTCGTAGAAGAACTCGACGGCGGACTCGATAAGGTGGTGGTGTTCTGCGAGCACAAGGCCCCGATCGACATTCTCAGCAAGACGCTCGGCTCTATCGGCCATGTGATCCTGCGCGGCGACACGCCGGGACCACAGCGCCAGCATCTCGTCGAGCGGTTCCAGACCGACCCCGAGTGCAAGGTCTTCCTCGGCAGCAGTGCGGCTTATGAGGGAATCACGCTCACCGCCGCTTCGCAGCTCGTGATGCTTGAGCAGAATTGGACGCCGGCGAAAAACGCCCAGGCGCTCAAGCGTGTCCACCGCATCGGCCAGAACCGAAAGGTCCACGTCCGTTTCATCTCGCTCTCGAAGTCGATCGACTCGGACATCGCCGCCACGGTGGCGCGAAAAACCGAAGCAATAGTCGCAGTACAGGGAAGCGAAATTTAGTTCGTCAACTCCGTTGACGCAGTAAACTCGTGGCGTATAACAAGAACCGAGTGTGAGTCGCGGTAACGCGATTCGCTCTCACCCAAGGAGACCTGAAAATGAACATCACGCTCACCATCCAGGCCAATTCGCTCGGCGAGCTGGCGCACATATTCGCGGCCACCCCTGGGCCGCAGCAGGACCCGGCTAGGAGCCCGCGGCTTGAAGTGGCGCCAGGCTTTCTCACCGGCGTCAAGGAAGTCGAGCCCGGCGACGGCGAGATGCTCGACGAGCTTCCTGTCGAGGAGAAGCCCGCAAAAAAGTCTCGGGCCAAGAGGGGCGGCACTGCGAAGCAGGACACGCCGGAATCTACTGCGGGCCCGTCGGATGGTGCTGGCCCGACTGCGACGACCGATGCATCCCCTTCTGACGAGCCGGTGAAGTTCGAAGATGTTCGCGCTTTCGCGTCGGGCCTGATGGACAGCGGGAAGGCCGACGGCCGCGCGATCCAGGCGATGCTCAAGGAGAAGTTCGGCGTCAGCGCGTTCGGGCCGCTCAAGGAAGAGCAGTACCCCGCGGTGATGGCCGAGCTCGAAAACCTCGCAGCCTGAAAGGCAACCGGCCCGTGACCAAAGCCCACTCACCCTACGGCGGTAGCCAGGTCTATCGCTACACCGCCTGCCCCGGCTCCGTCTCGTTGATCGCGAAGGCGCCGGAGGCAAAGAGCAGTGTGTACGCCGAAGAGGGAACCTTCGCGCACAAGCTCGCCGAGGAGTGCCTGCTCGCCGGAGAGACCACCGCGGCGAAGCGCATCGGGCAGAAGCTCAAGCTCGACCACATCGCCAGCGAGAAGGCCGTCACGAAAGAGATGGCCGAAGCAGTCGACGTGTATCTCGACGCGGTGTGGGGTGAGTACGGGCTGGACGAAGCCTCGGAAATCGAGGTGGAGCAGAGCTTCACGCTCGATATCGAGGCCGCCGAGGGTGAGGCGTTCGGCACCAACGACGCGCTGGTGTATCAGCCGAACCGGCACAAGCTGACGATCTTCGACTACAAGCACGGGGCCGGCGTTCTCGTCGGCGTCGAGAACAACCACCAGCTAAAGTTCTACGCCATCGGCGCGCTCCAGGCGCACCCTGAATGGACGGTGCGGGAGGTGGAGCTGGTGGTTGTTCAGCCCCGTGCCTTCAACGCGGGCGAAGATGGCATCCGGCGCTGGTCAATGCCGATGGTCGAGATCATCGAATACCCCTACGAGCTGAACGAGGCGATTCAGGCGACCAAGGAGCTGAACGCCCCGCTAAACCCCGGCTCGCATTGCCAATTCTGCCCCGCGTCGATCATCTGCCACGCTCGCGAGCAACAGTTCCTTGCGACCGTAAAGGAAGACTACCAGGGCCTCTCGCTTCCGGAAGTCGCTGGCGATGTGTTGGGTGACATCAAGGAAACCCTCGACTTCGAGCACATGGCTCGGATCGTCGCGGCCTATGAAGCGCTCGGCTCCTGGATCGGAGACCTTCGCGCCGCGATAGACGAGCGTCTGCTGGCCGGTGGCGAAGTGCCCGGCTGGAAGGTCGTCGAGAAGATCGCCCGGCGCAAGTGGGTGGCGGCGGATAGCGCCGTCGCCGACTGGCTGGAGCTGATGTACGGCGTTCCGCGCGAGGAAGCCTGCCCGCCTTCGCTGGTGACGATCACCGACGCGAAGAAGCTGCTCAAGGACTACGCCGGGCGCGAGCGCTACGCCGACGCGGAGAAGGCGCTCACCATCCAATTCACCATCAAGGAATCGGCCGGTCTCACGACCGCGCCCGAGAGCGACAAGCGGCCAGCCGTCGAGCCCGTCGCCGCGGAGTTCGGCTCCGTGCATCTCGGCGCTTTTGAAGGAGCGGATTGAAATGGAACTCATGGCTCATACCCGGATGTCGGATGACTGGATCGAGCGGGCGGTGCGGGACAACCCTATCGTGCTTCTCGACAATGGCAATTACCGGACGTGCCCCGTTCGGCTGTCTTTCCCCAACATCTTAAACATGTCGAGGCCGAAGAAGGCGAACATCGCGCCGAGCTACGGCGCCAACCTTCTCTTCCCGACCTGCGCGGACTTGAAGCCGCTGGAGGCGGCGGTGGTCGCGGTGCTCAAGGAGAAGTGCCCCGACGCCCTCTCCCCCGACCCGCGCAAGAAGGTCAAGGTGAAGCTGCCGTTTCTCGACCAGGAGGACATGCTCAAGTACGATGGTTACACCGAGGGCGGGCGCTACATCATCGCCACTTCGAAGACCAACAAGCCGATCGTGGTCGACATCAAGGAGCAGCTCATCACCGACGAGAGCCGAATCTATCCCGGCGTGTGGGCGATCTGCACGGTGCGGCCCTTCTGGTACGACGTGGACGTGAACAAGGGCGTCTCGTTCGGCCTCCAGTCGGTGATGGTCGTTGCCGACGACGACAGCCTGGGCGGCGGTGGCGAGAACATCGCCGAGGCGTTCGCCAACGTGAAGATCGACGCCGGCGATGTCGACGCCGACCAGTTGTTCGGAAACTGAGTAATGCCCCTGCAAGTCGTAAATGGTGACAGGGGGCGTGTCGAACGCCTCCTGATCTCCTGCGATGCGTGCGGGCACGAACTCGACGACCGGACGATCAAGGACGGCGGGGGTCTCACTGCGATGGGCTGGTTGCGCCAGTTCAACGAGGAGACCCGCCGCAACGAGTACTTCTGCCCTAAGCACCTGCCCAAATAGCCTGCACTCCTGCGGAGCTTATGTGATGCCTGATGTCGCCCATTTGGACGAGGAGACCCGCTCGGCCGTCAATTTGAAGACGGCGGGCCTCTATCGGTACTTCGAAGACGACACGACCGAGGTTCTGGTGGTGCGCTGGCGCATCGGCGAGCAGCGCGGCGACCAAGGCAACCTTGAACCATTCGTTGAGCACGTCGCTAAGGGCGGCAAGGTGGGCGGGCACAACATAGCTTTCGATCGCGAAGGCTGGAACACGAAGGTGGCTCCCGCCATCGGCGCTCCGAAGATCAAGCCCGAGCAGTGCGACGACACGATGGCCCGTTGCGCGGCGCTGTCGCTGCCGATGTCGCTCGACCAGGCCGCCAAGGCGCTCAAGGTGCCCGTGCAGAAGGACGACGAAGGCCGCCGGCTGATGCTTCGCATGTGCAAGCCAAAGAAGATCGTCGACGGCGTTCCCGAGTGGAGGGAATCGCCCGAAGAGCTTGAGCGTCTGTCTCAGTACTGCGCCACCGATGTCGACGCCGAGCACGCCGTCGGCAAGGTGCTCCCGAAGCTCACCCCGCTCCAGCGGCGCACCTGGTTGCTCGACCAGGCGATCAACGCCCGCGGGGTGAAGGTCGACCTGCGCTTCGCCGGAAAGGCGCTGGTGCTGGCCGAGAAGATCATCGCCAAGGCCGACAAGGAAGTGAAACGGCTCACCGGCGGGGCCGTTACCCGGACAACCCAGGTCGCGCGCATCGCCGACTGGCTGCGGAGCCGGGGCGTCCCCTGCGCCTCGCTCGGCAAAGGCGTCATTGACGACGTGGTTGTGACCGCCGAGGTGCTGAGCGACGAGACCGCTTCCCGAGTGATCGAGCTTCGCCGCGCCGCCGCCAAATCCTCGGTCGCCAAGTACAAGGCGATGCTCGCCGCCGCCTGCAAGGACGATCGCGTGCGCGGCACTCTTTGCTACCACGGCGCGAGCACTGGTCGCTGGTCCGGAAGGCTGATCCAGCCGCAGAACTTCCCGCGTGTCGGCGAGGATGGCCGTCAGGTGGCGATGCTTCACGAGATCCTTGCCGACCCCGAGGCCGACGCGCTCCGCGAGTGCGAACTGTGGTTTGAGAACCCGCTGGCGATCCTGTCGAAAGCGCTTCGCTCCACCATCATCGCCGACGACGGCAAGCGCCTCATAGGCGGTGACTTTTCCAACATTGAAGGCCGCGTCAATGCGTGGTTCGCCGGTGAAACGTGGAAGGTGAAAGCGTTCGAAGCGTTCGATCGTGGCGAAGGCGTCGACCTGTACAAGCTCGCTTACTCCCGCGGCTTCGACGTTCCGCTGGAGAAGATCACCGGACCGCTACGCCAGCGCGGCAAGGTGATGGAGCTCAGCATGGGCTACCAGGGCGGCAAGCGCGCCTATCAGAAGATGGCGGCCAATTACGGGCTCGTGGTCTCCGACGACACCGCCGAGAGCCTGAAAGTCGCGTGGCGCGACGCCAATCCGAATATCGTTTCGAGCTGGTACGAGTTGCAGGACGCCGCGATCGAGGCGGTTCAGTACCCCGGCGCGGCGGTGAAGTGTCTGAGTGGGCGTATCGCCTACAAGGTCGACCACGATATCCTCTGGTGCCGCCTGCCGTCGGGCCGATGCCTCGCCTACCCGTCGCCGAAGATCACCAACGGAGTGTTCGTCAACGAAGACGGCGAGGAAGAGGACACCGGGCGGCCGCAGGTGGCGTTCATGGGCGTCAACGCCGTGACGAAGCAGTGGGGCGTCCAGCGCCTCTATGGCGGCCTCCAGTGCAATAACGTGGTGCAGGGCACCGCCTACGACCTGATGGTTGAAGGCATGTTCCGGGTAGAGGCGGCGGGCTATCCGATCGTGCTCACCGTCCACGATGAAATCCTGTCCGAAGTCGACACCGGGTTCGGCAGTGTCGCCGAGTTCGAAAAGCTGATGGTTCCCGAGGTCGAGTGGGCCGAAGGGCTCCCGATAGCGGTCGGTGCGTGGGAGGGACCGAGGTATGCCAAATAAGTCCTTAGGAGCTGCCCGCATCGCAGCACATCAAGCCTTCGACCAGCTATGGTTAAGCGGAATAATGCCACGAAGAGAAGCCTACAGGTGGCTCGCTGCGCGACTGAAAATATCCCGAAAAGCTTGTCACATCGGATTGTTCGACGAACGACAGTGCCGGATCCTAGCTGAACTCTGCGCCGCCCTGGAGTTCGAAGGGGTGTCAATACCGGGAGGCGGCGATGCCAAGTAAGCAGGGAAAGAAAATCGAGGCGCTGTTCCTGCTCAGCGAGACGGTGACGGTGCGCGAATTGTATCAGGCGCTCTACGGCGACCCTGAGACGCGCTCAGACCGCGAAATGAGCCAGGCCATCGGCCCGGCGCTGACTCGCTTCTTCCGATCCACAGGCGGGAACGTCAAGCCGACAGGCAAGCCGTACACCTACCAACTCATCTACTCTTGAGGCGCGGCGGTGGCGCAGCCTCCGATGGTCGACCACGCCCTAGCGTGGGCAGCACGAGGCTTCCCCGTGTTCCCGCTCCGCAGGGGCGGAAAAAAGCCGATCGTCGAAGGCTGGCAGGAGCTCGCCACCACCGACCCCGAGACCATCCGCCGCGTCTGGAACGGCCATGACTACAATATCGGCGTCCACACCCGCGGCCTCATCATCGTCGACGTTGATGACAAAGAAGGAAAGACAGGTTCAGCCGACTGGAGCGTGCTCGGATATCCCGACGACACGCTGACGATCCAGACGCCCTCCGGCGGCCGGCACCTCTACTACCGCAGCGCTGTCGCCACCGGACAGCCGGCGCTCACGAAGAGCATAGACATCCGCGCTGCGGGGCTCGGATACGTCGTCGCGCCGGGCTCAGTGGTCGACGGGAAACCTTACACGATCCTGTCTGACAAGCCTCTCGCCGACGCGCCGCAAAGCCTGGTCGACCACTGCCACCGGCGTAAGTCCGAACGGGGCGAAGTGACGGTCGAGATCGACACCGACGAAGCCGAGGCACTGGCGACCGAATATTTGAAGCACCGCAAGGGCTCCCCCGAGGGCAACCGCGACAACTGGACCTACGTGACCGCCTGCTCGGTGATCGACTTCGGCCTTTCAGCCGAGCTGTGCTTCGACCTGGTGCTTGAGTGGAACAACGAAAGGAACGACCCGCCACTCGAAGAAGAAGCTATCCGACGTATCGCCGACAGCGCATGGCGCAACCGCCTCAACCCCGTCGGCTCCTCCTCGATCGAAGCCGAGTTCGGGGCGGTGAACATCCCGCCGCCGGAGCGCAAGAAGCGCCCCCGGCCGAAGATCATGTGGGCGGGCGACCAGGGCCTCGACCTCACCCAACAGTGGCTGATGTACAACCGATTCCCTAAAATCGGCACGGCGATGATCGTCGGGCCTTCGGGCAGCGGCAAGACGTTCCTCTCGCTCGATTTCGCCGTGGCGATGGCCGAGGGCCGAGAATGGCTTGGCCGCGCCGGCGACGAGAAGGTGGGCGCGGTGATCCTCTCTGCCGAGGGCATCGGCGGCCTCCCGGCGCGAATGAAGCCGCTGGCGAGGGTTCCTGTCGTTGCCACCACCGTATCGCTGCTCGGCGACGAGCGCGCGGCGCAGGAGCTTATCGACACGGTTTCGGAGCTTCGGAAGGAAATCCTCGATCGCTTCGGCGCGCGTCTCGGGATCGTGATTATCGACACCCTCAACTCGGCCGGGTTGCTGACGAACGAGAACGACAACGCCGAGATCGGCCGCGCCATCCGCGTGCTGGAGCGCATCGCCGAAGCCTTCGAGTGCCTTGTCGTCGTAACACACCACCCGCCCAAGAGCGGCAGCGGCGCGAGAGGCGGCGGCGCCCTCCACGCGGGGTTCGACACGGTGGTGGAAATCTTCCAGGAGAAGCGCGGCCGCCAGCGGTTCGTCGAGTGTACCAAGGGGCGCGACGCGCCGGTTGGCGCATGGGGCAGCTTCATCCTCGAACCCTACACGGTCGAGCCCGATCTCTCCGGCCGCGGTCGCGACATAACTACACAAAGAGTCATTTACGGTTCACAATTCCGCAATGAAACCTCGGTTAAGGAACCGTCACCTACGCGGCGCGAAGCCTTCGACGGAGCCTTCGATGATGTCCGCGCCGAGCTCAAGCTAGAAACCCGGTTCCACCCGATCCCGCTGGAAGCGCTGGAGGCGCGCTTCATGGAACGTGCCCGGTCGTGGAAGGGTAGCGCCGCCAAATCATTCAAGGACTGCCTTGAGTGGGCGAAGGATAATGGCCGTGTGTCAATTACTTATGAGGGGGACGAGACTTACATCACGGAAGAGGGAGGGGAGTCCTAGAAGTGGTCGACCAGTCACGCATTGTCGAGATAGCCAGGCGTATAACTAGACAAATTGATCTTGGGAAAGGTATGTTCATAGACTCCGAGTCGCTTGCTTTGCTCGCGACAATAGGGGTGAACGAGCTCATTCAGCTAAGCGCTGTTGAGTATCTAAGGAACCGATGCGTACAAAAAGACCAAAGCCACTCTACCAGAGGGGCAAGTACCGCCTCGACCCTCCACGCGAGGGGCGGGAATCGCTCGTCATCACTTGGTACGATCCCGAGCGAAGACGAGAGCGAGCTGTTAGCGCGGGTACGGCGGAAGTTGGGGAAGCCGTCAAAATCGTCGATCGAATGTTCGAAGAATCGCAAGGTCGTACCTTTTGCCCGACCTGCGGCCAACCCGTCCACGGCACCCGGAGCCCCAAAGTCCTAGAGGCGATCGACAGCTACCTCACCGCCAAGGAGCCGCTGGTCGGGTTCGACGCGATCAAGTACCGGCTCCAGCACGTCACCGATTACCTCGAAGAGACAGAGCAGACCGGCATCCTCACCAACCAGGTCGACAAGCTGTGGATCGACAAGTTCCGCAAATGGCTGTCGGGCAAGCCGGTGGTCGCTGGCAGCACCGAGCGCGAGCGCGCCCTCTCCACCGTCGAGAACTCGGTCCTCCAGCTCGCGGCGGCGATCAACTACGCCGACGACCACGGCGCCCGGTTCCGGCCGCTGCCGGCGAAGAGCGTCAACCGGACCCCGCTCTACCGCGCCAACGTCGACACGCTGGCGAAGATGTTCGCCTACGCCCTCGACGGCGAGAAGACGAACCTGCTCTCCTTTCTGCGGCTGTCGGTGCTAACGCTCGGGCGCCCCGAC